CCAGGGTTCCTGATCCCCGCCGCCTGCCTCACGATCTCGTGGCTCGTCGGTATCGCCTCCACCTGGTTGGACGGTGACCAATGAGCGCCCCCAGTCGGCCGGCGCCGACGCAGAGCCGAATCCACAGCATCCGCTGAGGCTGCCGCCTACGGCTGTCCGAGCAGTCCCGACGGGTCTCCGTCACACGCACGAAGCTGCGCGACGTACCGGGTGCGATCGTCTCCCACATCGGAGTACCACCCAACGGTGAAGGCATGGGGCGTTACGGCAGCAGCCTCACCGCCGCCGCGAAAGTAATCCACGGCTCCAACGTCGCATCCTCGACGAAAGCCCAGTACAAGAAGCAGACGTGGCAGAACGAATCGTGGGAGCTACGCAACCAGGTCGGCGAGTTCCGCTTCGCAGGTGACCGCGTCGCACGCGCCGTCAGCCAGGTGAAGTTCTTCGGCGCCAAACTCGACAACCCGTTGAATGATCCAGACCCACTCACCGAAGGCCCGGCGTACGAACTGTCGAACGGCATGTTCGGTGTCCGCGCCCGCACACAGCAGTCCATCAAACGCGCCGCGCAGCAACTCGGGTTCGTCGGCGAATCACTCCTGGTGGTGTCGGAAGACGAGTACGGCAACCACAAGTTCGATCCCATGTCGACGACAGAACTCACCGGCGCCGGCCAATCGTGGACCGTCAACGACGGCCTCGAACCACGCAAGCTCCGCGACGACGAACTCGTCATCCGCTGCTGGTCCCCGAACCCGGAACAGTCCGGGCTCCCTGACTGCCCTGCACGCGCTGTCCTGTCGTCGGCACGCACCCTCCGCGAACTGTCGAAGCACACGAGCGCGCAGGTCGAATCACGGCTCGCAGGAGCAGGCCTCCTCTTCATCCCGAAAGAGATCGAAGTGATGGCCGGTCAAGGCGACCCGGACCGAGGCGACGAAGACGACGAAGAGATCGACCCGTTCATCGCGGACCTGATGGACATGATGATGACCGCGCTGTCCGAACCGGACTCGGCGGCCGCACTCGTCCCGCTCATCGCGAAAGTCCCGGCCGAGTTCGTCGACAAGATCAAACATGTCACGTTCTCCACGCCACTCGACCCTCAGGCGAAAGACCTCCGCGCTGAGGAGATCCGCCGTATCGCACTCGGTATGGACTCACCGCCCGAGGTTCTCCTCGGTATGTCCTCCGGAGCGAACCACTGGTCGGCGTGGCAGATCTCCGAAGACGAGGTGACCCTGTCCGTCCTTCCGGTCGCCGCCACCATCGCCCACGCGTTGACGGTCGGCTGGTATCAGCCTGCGCTGCAGCAACTCGGCGTCGCCGACTGGGAGAAGCATCAGATCTGGTTCGACGCGTCGTCGCTGGAATTGCGCCCCGACCGGTCGAAGGATGCGCAGGCCCTATTCGACAAGAAAGAACTCTCCGCTGCGTCCCTGCTGGCGGAGAACGGGTTCGACGAGGACGACGCCCCCGACGACAAGGAACGCGCCACCCGTGAACTGTGGGCCCTCGTCTCGGCGCAGCCGCAGCTCGGGCCCGCGCTGATCCCGTACCTTATCCCGAACCTTCCGCAGTCCGTGCTCGACGCCCTGTCGGGAATCGTGCCCGACGACACCCCCGAAGAAGTCAACGACACCGAACCCAGTGCGACACCACCGGACGAGTCGAACCCACTACCCACCCGCAGCGACACCGCACCCGCACAAGGAGACGCAGGCACCGGGGAGGAACAACTGTGACCGTCACACGCGAATCCGAAGCAACGATCCTCGCCTGCGAAATGGCAGTCCTCCGCGCACTCGAGATGGCCGGCAAACGCTGCCGCGGCGTCGCACGCGAACGACGCAAACAACTCATCGCGCAAGTCCCGGACTACCTGCTGTACACGCAGCTGCACTTCTCGGACATCTCCACCGACGCCGACAGGATCCTCGACGGCGCCTGGACGCACCTCGCGTTGGTCGTCCCAGGCCGCCCCGACTTGTACGCGGTCTGTGACCGGTACGTGCGGCAGCTCCTCGTCCGTCGGACACCCCACACCAAAGCCGCATTCGCGGAAGCTCTGGAGGACTCCCTGTGACCGCACTCGCCCCGAACGCCACCGACGCCGAGGTTGTCACATGGCTCGTCGACCATGCAGATCCAGTCGTGCTCGCGAATCTACTGGTTGCGTTCCTTCATCGCGACGAGTCCGGCCGTAACGCTCGCATCGAGCGAGTGGCGCAGCTCTGGCAGGCGGACGATGCAGCAGCCTGGCAGCAGTTCTCCGACTGGGCTGCCCATCGTGCAGGCACGTAAGGGCACCGACCCGTTCCTCGCTCAGCGACGCCGCATCGACACACTTCTGCGATCCGGTGAGCGAAGGCTGCACGCGGGCCTGATCGTCGCAATGACGCGTTGGCTCGACGCCACTCGAGCCTTGATCCTCGGCCAGCCCGTCGACGTCCTCACCGCCGCAGCAACCCCCGACCCCGGTGACCTAGACGCAGCCAGAGCCGCATTCACCGTGTGGTCGCGCGCCCTCATCGAGAACGTCGAACCCGTCCTGCAGGAAGCGTTCGGCGAAGGCTTCCGCCAACAGTCCCGTGTCGCTGACATCTCCCCGGTGCACTACCAGGAAGAGCACATGCGCACCGTCCACGACCGGTTGAAGATCTGGCCGGAAGGCGCGTTCGAAGAACTGCGCCCGGAGCTGCTCGAAGCGATGGCCGAGGGTGAGGACTACGAGCAGATCCAGGACCGCATCGGCCGCATCCTGAACATCGATGCACCAGCACGCCGCATCCGCGCTGACATCTCCGAGATCGAACGGAAGCTTGCCGACCCCGATACGCCACCGTCGGACATCGCTGGGCTGAAAGGCCGGCGCCGTCAGCTGTACGACCAGCACGAGGAACGGAACCAGGAGTGGCAGTGGAAGGCCCGCCGCATCGCCCGCACCGAAATCCACGGCGCCATGCAAGCAGGGACGTGGGCGGCAGCGCAGGCCTCCGCTGAAGCGACCGGGACGCGGATGTACAAGGCGTGGCTCGCGACCTCCGACGAACGGACCCGCGTCGAACATGTCGTCGCCGAAGGGCAGATGGTGCCGTTGGAGACATCGTTCAGCGTCGCCGGCTACCCCATGATGTTTCCCGGTGACCCGTTCGCCCCGGGGCATTTGGTGATCAACTGCCGCTGCAGTATGCGCATCCTCACCGAGGACGAGATGCAGACCGAACTGCAGGGCCAGTGGGGTGGCCGCGGTGTCGGCCCCGGCAATGCGCGTCTCGGCCCGGACATGAACGACGACATCACCCTCGCGATCGAGAAGTGGAAGGCCGAGCAGCGCGGCGAAGTCGTCGGCGACAACCGGCCTCCCTGGCAGGTCGAGCGTGACGAGAAGCGGGAGGCGCCGACGGAACGGAACCCTGGCTGGACCGATGACGCGTTTGGTCCACCGAAGGACGAGCCCTCCGCGCCCGAGCCCGACATCGACCCGGACGATGACGAGGATGACCCGTTCGCCGAGCACGACGCACTCTTCGACGACGAACCAGACGGCGAAGAACCCGAGAATAATATTCCGGACGAAGTCATCGATCCCGACGACGACCCGGATCCGCTCACAGACTTCGGGCCACTCGATCCCACCATCGCCGACGGCACAGACGACGTCGCCGCAGCAGTCAACCGCGTCGACGTCCACGACTACCCCGAACACCTCCGTCAGCGACTCGAAGAAGCCGACGTCGCCGTCGAGATCGCAGACACCATCCCACAAGCACCATCAGGAGCGTTCCTCGCCGAGGACGACGTCGACGATGGGCGCCCCTGGGACACTGTCGGTGGTGTCTACCTCAACTACGGCGACCAAGGCGGCGCAGTCATCCTCACCGGTGTCGAGCACGGTTCGGAGAACGTCGCGTTCCACGAACTCTCCCACGCTGTCGACGACAAGTACCTGCACGGCCGACCGCTGACAGTGGAGTGGCAGGAGCAGGGTGCACGGCATCTCCCGGAGTCGATCCGGCCTGCCGTGCAGCAGCCGTACCGGCACCGCATCACCCGCGTCACCGACGACCCGTACCTAGAATGGGCACACAAGATCGTGTTCGCCGAGAAGAAAGCCGACGACTACTACGTCACCGGCAGCACTGGTAACGAACGCTCCGGCCGTGATGAATGGTTCGCCGAGAGCCTCGCTGCGTTCCTCATCGGGACCACAGCGAAACTGCTCGAGGTGTCCGGTGGGAATCGTCGCGTAGTCGATGTACTCACATGGACATTCCGACGTATCCTGAAGCTGTGATCCTCCCGGTGCTCCTCCTCGACGACGGACGGTATCTGACACTGTCCGGCGAGGTGCTGCCTGCGGTGCAGATGGTCGCTGATGCACGCAAGCGTGTGTTCACGACTGCTGCTGGTGCTCGTGTCGAGCGCCCGCCGCTGTATGCGGACCGTGAATGGGACGCTCAGCGTGAGCTCGCACCCGGTCCTGTCGTCACCCTCGCCGAGTCGAAGGTCGAGCGCTGGGAGAAAGCCGCACAGCGCGGCGGTCTCGTCCTCGCGGAACTCACTGCCGTGCCTGCCTGATTCAGACCGACCCCTTCCTTACTTCCTCCTGTCTGCCGAGTGTCACGGATACAGTTAGGGCTGTTCCCCTGTGCAGCGAGGAGTAACGGATGAGCGCGCCGACCCTGGATCGACCCGAAACGGCGGAGGCCGGTACCGAGCTGCCGACTGGCTGGCGTGGCCCGATCATGCCGATGAACACCCGCTCCGGAGACCGCCGCGAGTTCCTCCTCGCTGATGGCGCCGAGCCGTCGGTGCGTCCGCTGCCGCAGCCGTTGAACGCGCAGAAGCAGCTCGCGGAGAACCACAACGGCTCGACCGTCGTCGGACTGATCACGCGTGTGTGGGTCGAGGACGGTCACCTGTGGGCTGAGGGTCCGTTCGACCTGGAAGACCCGGAGGCGCGCGACTGGGCGGCGAAGGTGGGGCGCGGGATGGCGGGCTGGGTGTCCGCCGACATGTCCGACATCTCCGTCGAGCAAGTCCCACTCGATGCGAATGACGAGGTCATCACCGACGAGATCTTCGCCGAGTTCGAAGCCGCCCACAATGCGTGGGTCGAGGCCGGCGCCGAAGGCACACCACCACCTGGGCCTGATGTGCGTGAAGTTCTGTACCGCGTCCCCAGCTGGAAGCTGATGGGCGTCACGTTGGTGGCCGGTCCCGCGTTCGAGTCGGCACGCATCGAACCGGTGTACGGCGAGGAGTTCACGCCGGTTCGCGCACGCGACACCCTCGTCGCGGCGGCGGCCGCGCACACCGGGGCGATGATCGCACTCGTCCCCTCCGAGGAAGACGTCCAGCGTCTCGCGATCGACGGGTACGAAGCACCCGAGATCCTGCACACCACGCTCGTGTTCCTCGGCGCCGCAGCTGACTGGGACGACAGTCAGCGTGACGCACTCGAGCAGGCCGTCCGGGAGCTCGGCCTGCCGACATCGCTGCAGGGCAACATCTCCGGCCACGCCCGACTGAACCCGGACGGTGACGAACCGTGCTCGGTGTACCTCGTGGAGGCCGAAGGGCTGTCGTCGCTCCGGTCGGCTGCGTTCGGTGTCGCAGCCGAGGGCTCAATGCCCGTCGAGGACAATGACACCGACGTCGTGTTCCCGAAAATCCCCGACCCCTACGACACATTCCTTCCGCACATCACAGCCGGGTATGGCGACGTCCCGCCGCTCACCGAGACCGGACCGATCCGCTTCGACCGCATCCGCATCTCGTTCGCCGACACCGACGTCCGCGACATCCCTTTCGAACCCATCGGGCAGGCCCTCGTCGCATCCGGCATCGTCTACGACGCCGCCGATTTCGAGCAGCCCGAACCCGACGAATACACGATGGTCACCGTCACCGACGACGGTCTCGTCTACGGGCACATCGCACCGTGGGACGGCTGCCACGCCGCGTTCCCCGACGCATGCGTTTCGCCGCCGTACTACCCGGACGACGACTACAACAGCTTCCACCAGGCGGCCCGATCGCGACCACCAATGGCATGGTCCGTGTCGGGAAGATCACCTTCGGCACCGGCCACGCTGCGATGCACCTCGGTGTGCAGGGCACTCTCGCGCACTACGACAACACCGGCACCGTCGGTGCGCTCGTCCGCTGCCGTAACGGCGAACATGGCCCGTTCGTTTCCGGACGCCTGCTGCCGGGACTGTCGGACAACCAGATCCACACGGTGCAGCATTCGGCGGTGTCGGGGGACTGGCGGAAACTCCGGCCGAATGCGCGCACAGCGGCCCGTCTCGAGCTGATCGCTGTCCTGTCCGTCAACAGCCCCGGGTTCATGGCGCCGAGGAATCGGGCCCTCGTCGCATCGGGTGCGCAGACTCTCATCGCCTCGGGTGCGCTCGTCATCGCCGACCCGGAACCGATCGAGGTCAAGCCGGTGCCGGCGTCGAAGCGCATCGCCCTCGATCAGGTCATCGCGGCGTCGAAGCGTGCGACTCGTTGCGCCGCTGCCGCGCAACGCGTTCGGGATGCTCGCCTGTCGATGATCCGTGGCCGCGTCGAGCATCTCGGATCCCGTCGTGTCGAAACCACCGAAGGTGCACGCCACTACGGGCAACCTGTCGGGTCGATCATCATCACCGACGGCCCGGACGAAGCCGACGGCGATACACCATCTGCTGACGGACCCATCTCCTACGGGCCTGACTACGTCGCACGCGGACTGAAGCTGTACATGGAGCCCACTACCCTCGAATTTCGGCAACGCGCCGCTGCAGGGGAACTCGACTACGACGAACTCCTCGACCAGCTCAGCAGCAACGGTCACGTCGGCCAGTGGTGGGGAATCATGGACAGCCCCGAAGACCCCAACTACTTCGGCAGCATCGAAGACTTCGAAGGCTACGGCCACGTCGAAACATCCGAATCCGTCGCACGCGAACTCCGCGACTACCAAGAGTCCCTCGACGACGGCGACATCGACGTAACGGACTACTCCGACTCGGTGAATATGGGCATAGTCATGGTCGCCGACCGCCCGGAGATCAACGGTGAACCGTTCGACCCGGACAACAACGCTCAGGTCGACGGTGGTCTGATGGGCAACTCGTACCTACCCGACGGCACTCGTGTGACGGTCCGTGAGATCCGGTACGACGCAGGCAACGGCTGGGTGTCCTTGCGAGGGAACCGTGTCGTGTCCACATCACCGTCGGCTGAGGACGAGGAGCTCACCGCATCCGCGGCGCCGAAGACCGACGACCAGAAAGCGAAGCCACTGGAACGGTACTGGACGCAGGGGAAGGGTCTCGCCCGCTGGGCCGAATCCCCGACGCCGTTCCGGACGTTGGTGAAGGAACTGCGTAAGGAGATACCCGCCGACGAGATGACCGACAAGCAGCTGAAGGGTCTCGCCGCCACCTACTACCGGAAGGTGAAGGGCGAATGGCCCGGCCGACGAAGCGGCGGAAAGGACAAAGCGTCACGTCTCGCGCTCGCGGCCGAACGGGCCCGCATGGGCAGACTCGCCCTCGTCGCATCGAAGATCGGGTTCGCGGCGAAGCATCGCCGAGTCGAAACACCAGCAGGCGCGGACCACTACGGCCAGCCCGTCGGTTCCATCATCGTCACAGACGGACCCGACGCCCCGGACGTGAAAACGCCGGCCACCAAGAAAGCCGACGGCGACGACGACAAGGCGGACCCCCTCCCGCGAGGGTTCGAGAAGAAGTACCGCGGCGACGACGTCGAATCTGTACCACTCAAGGACGTCTACGGCATCACCGAAGCGCTGGTCCAATGGGACGCCAACAGCAAAAGTGAGCACAACGCAGGCGGCACCATGGAAGGTGACCTCACGGACTACGACCTGCCGGCTACCGCGACAGACCTCATCCGCTCCGGAATCAACGCATCGTTCCTGCATACCGGCGTCGGGCCCGGCGGCGAACACGAGATCGAGGACGACAACTCCGGCAACGCAGAGTGGGATCGGCTCGGCGGCATCATCAACGACGCGTTGCTGAGGAATCAGCGCGAAGAGCCACGACCTACCGACCCCGACGTGTTCGGCCCTCGACGGCAGCTCAGCGAGATGACGAACTCGGAGATCGCCGACCTGTACGCCGACATCTCTGTACTCACCGAAGGCGAGATAGACCAGGAGTCCATGCGGGCGTTTATCGGACAGGTGGCACGTCGAGGCCTGAACGTCCGCGCAGGATTGGACGACTCGGCCGTCACACCCGACGTGCGAGACGCAGTGCGCGAAAACCTATGGGCCATCTGGACAAGAAACGGAGTGTAGAAACATGGGATGCAATTGCGGTGGACGTAAGGCTGTTGTACATCAGGTGACCTTGCCGACCGGCACGACGAAAACATATGGCACAGCAGCGGAAGCGAAAGCCGCAGCGAGCGCGTCAGGCGGCAGTTACGAACGGATAGAACTGTCGTAGCTGGGCAGGTTCACGACTGAACGGTCCGCCACGATATAGAGTGTGCGGTGTATCGCCGCTGGCCTCGGGCCGGGCACTTGTTGCCCGATTTAACCGCAGGAGGCCCGCGGTGGACATCACCCTTCAGGATCTCGTCAACGCCGTACAGGAAGCCGAAGCCGGCAAGGGCCTCGACGCCCTGACCGCGTTCCTCGCCGACAAGCCCGAACTCGACATCACTGCCCTGAACAAGGATGCGCTCAAGCAGTTCAACGAACTGTTCGACGGCGCCAAGACTTCCGACGAAGCGACGAACGCGCTCGAGGTTCTCGGTGAGGTCATCGAGGGTCTCGTCTCCGAGAACGGTCGCCGCGAGCAGATCGTCACCGACCGGGCCACGAAGCTCGATGCGTTAAAGGCGAAGGTCGAGAAGACGGCCCCCGCCGACGGCGACACCGAGACCGGTGAGAGCACCGAAGAGGCTGCTACCGGTGAGGGCGAGCCGGTTCAGGCGGAGGCTGGTGCTGGCGGGGAAGCTGCACCGGCCCCTGTCGACGCTGCCGCTCCTGTAGGTGGTGACGCAGCACCCGCCGCGGATGCAGCACCTGCCGAGGCCCTCGCCGCGTCGAACACTCCCACTCCTCGCCGTCGTCAGCGAGTCGACCTTGCTGCGATCAAGGCCACCGCACCGAAGGCGCAGGCACCTGTGGAGCAGAAAAGTTCGCAGCTGTCCGTTATCACCGCCGCCGCCGATGTACCCGGCGTCTCCATGGGCTCCTCGCTCGACGGCATCGAAGGTCTCACCATGGCAGCGGTCGCACGCGCCAAGGCGCTGCCTCTCGGACCGATGGCGGGCGGTGCAGGCCCCGACGACATTCGCGGTGCGGGACAGCGCGTCTCGGCTGGGATCGCATCGATTTCGAACATGTTCCCGAAGGAACTCGCTGTGTACGGCCGCGACGGCGACGAAGCTGCCGTCGCGCTCGCCACCGACGAGTCCCGGCTTCCCGGTGGATCACTCGTCGCTTCCGGTGGCTGGTGCTCCCCGTCGGAGACGATCTACGAACTCGCGGGCGAGTTGGAGGCGATCACCAACCTGATCGACCTGCCCGAGGTTCAGGTCAACCGTGGCGGTATCCGCACCACCGAGGGCCCCGACTTCTCGACCCTGTTCGCAGGCGCCGGCATCGGTGTCGTCAAGACCGAAGCGGAAGCGATCGCCGGATACACCAAGGCCGTGTACCGGGTTCCGTGCACGAACTTCGAGGACACCCGCGCAGGCGTGGTGCACACCGGCATCGAGGCAGGCATCCTGCAGAACGATGCCTACCCGGAGCTGACGCAGCGCGTCACCCGCGGCGCACTCGTTGCGCACGCACACAAGGTGAATGCGGAGTCGATCCGTCAGGTCGAAGCCCAGTCCACATCGGCCGGCACTCTCGCATTCGGTCCGTCGGCATCCACCGCGGTGCTGAACGGTCTCGCCTTGCTGGCGACGCACTACCGGTACAAGTACCGCGCCGCCGACACCATGGCACTCGAGCTGAAGCTGCCGCTGTGGCTGAAGGAAGTGTTCCGTGCCGATCTCGCTGTCACCTCCGGGTGGTCGCGTGACGAGGCCCTGAACATCACCGACGCGCAGATCGCCGCATGGTTCACCCAGCGGAACCTGTCGGTGCAGTGGCTGTACGACTGGCAGGACGCCTACACAGGCGTCACGACCGGATTCGGTGGCGCGGCAGTGCCGACGGCATGGCCGACGTCGGTGAAGGCGATCATCCACGCTCCGGGCGCATTTATCCGTGGCCGCGGCGACGTCATCACCCTCAACGCCGTGTACGACTCGACGAACATCAAGGTCAACGACTTCCTCGTGCTGTTCGCGGAGGAGAAGCTGCTTGTGAAGCGTCGTCAGTACCTGTCCTACGTGGCGACGCTACCGCTGGCGACGAACGGTGTCGTCGGTGCGCCGGCCGAGCTGACCGCGCAGGGTCTGATCGCTCCTCCCGCCTGAGCCCTACCTCGGGCCACCTCCCCCCCCCGGTGGCGAGGTAGTCCCACCGTCATTCACTGCGCAGGAGGAAACCAGTGGCGATCATCGCGCCCCCGAAGTACGTCGCCGCACCGTCGGTGACGGCGTCACGGTTCGGGCTGCTGTCCGCCGCTGACCTCATCCCCATCTCGGATCCGCACGAACGCAACGGCATCGAGTTCCAGCTGCCGCCTGCCGGGCCCGCGAAGTATTCGGCATACGAGTGCACCGACGGCTCGCAGGATCCTCGCGGGGTCGACGACGGCCTACCGGTCACGAGGGTGTCCCCGATCACCGTCTACAACGGATTCACCTGCCGCGCCGTCGGACTCACCGAAGCGGAGATGCTCGAACACACCCGCCAAGCCCTCGCGGGTGGTGAGCAGTCAGCACTCGAACGTGCAATCTGGGCTGCCGACGATCTCGAACTGCGGCTGATGGACCCCGTCGAGACCGACGTCCTCTCTGCCTCCGCCGTCTCGCTGGTCGCCGCGATCGGCCTGCTGGAAAAGCACATCAACGACTCCGGTGTCGGTATCGGAGTCATCCACGCACCCCGCGAACTCGGCGCATACTTCGCCGAGAAGCACCTGCTTGATACTGAGGCAGGCCGCAAGATCACCCCGCTCGGGAACCGCCTCTCTTTCGGCGCATACCCGGGCACCGACCCCGACGGCGCGGATGCCGCCGCTGGGACTGCATGGCTCGTCGCTACCGGCCCGGTCGTGGTGCGCCGCACGACGTCACATACCGGCCAGGTACGTACGCAGCCGCGTTCGACCGATCGAACAACGAGATCTTCTCGATCGCCGAACGCACCTCCGTCGTCGCGTGGGACGACCGTGTCCGCGCAGCTGTACCCGTCACCCTGTAGAAGGAGTTCGCTATGCCCACGATCATTCCCGGCCCGGACACCGACGTCCCCGCGTTGGCGCGCAAGCTCCTCGACGCAGCGGATCATCCGTCGGACGTTCAGACCGACACGTCGGGTTCGACAACAGCTTTCGTCATCTCCGACGAGCTGGCTGAGAAACTCGGCATCGGTGACTCGACAATCGATCTCGCTGACTACGACGAGACCGAGACCGAAGGCGAAGAGGGAGACGACTCGGACGACGGCGACACCGCGAGTGGGCATGTCGACGTCAACGGTTCCACCGAATCCGGTGACCCGAGCGCGCCAGCCGAACAGTCCGTCGAGGCGTCCGATGTCGATCCGGAGAACCCGACCGTCGGTGACAAGGAACCTGTCGTCGAACCGAAGCGCGGGGGCGCAGGCTCGGGCGGCGAGGTCTGGTACTCGTTCCTGCAGGAGCAGGGCGTCGAGATCCCCGAGGACGTCACCGCTGACGATCGCACCGAACTGATCGAACTTTGGGATGCCCACAAAGAGTCGTCGCAGGGCTGATGAATGACGGAGTTCTTGGGCTCGCTAGCTATTGGCGAGGTTGGAGCGGGAACCCTCGTCGTCATCATCGTGCTGTGCATCATTTTCGGAAAACTGGTCCCGGTCTCGCAACTCAACGCGTTGCGGGCCGACAAGGACAAGCAGATCACCGAACTGAACACGGCCGGCGAGGCGTACCGCGCGACCATCGCAGAGCTGTTGACTCAGAACACCAAGCTCACTGGATCGGTAGACACGGCAACGCACGCAGTCGAAGCGATGCAGCGCGTGGCGGAATCTCGCGGAGGTTCGTGATGTGGGGGCTGCGACGCAAGAACGTCACCGCGGACTCTGCGGACCTCGTCGCGGCGCGCAAAACACGAATTCATGCGCAGTCGGCATTGAAACAGGCGAGAAGTCGTGCAGGCGAGGTCGAACGAATTACTACCCGCTCGGATGAGCTCCGTGCGCGTAATCACTTCGGCGAAGCAATCGATGCGTGCATGGAAAGGAAATGACCCCGTGATGCGCACTTTGGCAGCCTCTGCCGCGACGTTGACGGCAGGCGCTGCGTTAGCTGTGGTGTTCGATGCGAACGCCGTCGGCGATGTCTTTCTCGTGGCATCGGCGACCGTGTCATGGGTTTTCACGCTCCTGTACTCCACACGGTCCAGGTGGCGGCTGCTCAATGCAGGCCGTTCCCTTCTGTACGTGTTCATTGCCCTGTCGTTCGTTCTCACTCAGAACGCGCTGTCGGTGTACCTCGGGTCGGACTACTGGGGCCGTGGCGTCATCCGTGATCTCGAGTACGTGTCCTTGTTCGTCGCGATCGTGAGCATGGTCAACACGTTGTGGAGGATCCAGAGAAGCGAGCGGCGAACCGAGTGCCCGAAGAAGGCGGCCGAGGAAGGTGAGCGTTCATGACCACCCTGACGGACAGCTTCGTGAACGGTCTCCTCGCTGGCGTGCAGGGGAAGGTGCTGTTCCAGTCCGTCGGGGCGCACACGTCCGCTGATGGGACGAAGACTGTTCTCGGGGTGAAGTTCGTGGTTCTGGTTCCGGCGACCGGTGTGTTCACGGTGAGCCTGGATCCGGGCACGTATCGGGTGTGGCGGGAGTTCATTGGGTTCACCGACGGACCCCACCTGATCGTGGTGCCGGCGTCGGGGTCTCCGAAGCTGCGGGATCTGATCGCTCTCGGCGCTGGCTAACCAGGTCGGAACGCTGGTTGCGACTATCCTTCTCCGTAAGAGCTGCTGGCCTCGGGCCGGGCGGAGACCCAACTCAGAGGGCACGCCATGACAACTCCCACGCCGCCAGAGAACGGCGACATCGTTCCCCTGATCGGGGTCATCACGACGGTCTACCTGCAGGCGGGTGAGGTCGCGAATGTCGTGTGGTCGCCGTTCTACACCCAGTACGTCGCCAACGGGTATGCGCGGCAGTATTCGGGGCCGATCTCCCCGACGCCTGTGTACCGGTCGTTCTCCGATCAGGCTGTCGCGGATCTGATCGGTTCGTCGACGGCGAAGACCCGGGCGGCGCTCGATGTGCTGATCGGCAGTGGCGGCGGTGGAGGCCTCGGCGACGAAGGTATCGCAGCGTTGGTGACGGCGTCGTCGTCTCAACTGAAGACGGCACTCGACGCACATTATGCACCCGTTTGGCAGCCCTCTACGGCGTACGCAACGGGCGCGACGGTCCTGCTTCCGGCACCGGTCTCGGCGGTTGGTAAGCGCACCGCTGCGGGCACGTCTCGCCCTGCGTTCGACGCCACCGAGCAAGCCTCTGGACGGTCACCGCGGGCGGCACTACGACAGTCGATGGGCTGACGGACGCGGGCACGGTCGGCAAAGCAGTCGCGAAGGCAGGCACCCAGGTTGCAGCTCGCGAAGCGCTCGGTGCCGCATCAGGCGATGCCGCGCCGGTATTGCTGGACACGACCGACTGGATGGATCTCGTCACCGACGCCAACGGCCGCATCGCCAGGGGCATCACCCCGCAAGGCGACCACTTCCTCCGTCTCGCATCATCGGCAGTCGTCCCCGGTGCCGCCGTCTCCGAGAGTTCACTACCCGCGAGCGCCCTCACCGCTGCCGCGCCGATCGACCTCGGACGCCGCCAGTCCAAATTCGCCGAGGTCACCGGCACCACTCCGAACCGCAGCCTGTACGTCAACGACATTTTCTCCGGCAAGCGCGTCCTGATCGCGTCGACCGGCGATCCCCGCGACCCGATCATGTTCCCGGACGGGTTCGTGCATTGGACCGACAACGCCGGCGCGAAAGCAGCACGAGGCGACGGCATCGGCGGGACTCGATTGGTCGGGTCGGACATGACGAAGATCGCCGGATCGGGTGGCTCCCTCACTCAGGGTGTCGGCGCGACGAGCAATCAGGGCTACATGTACCTGCTCGCGCAGGAACTCACCTCGAAGACGGTGTTCAACGGTGGGCGCGCTGGGGAGACCTCGGCGTGCGCGAACCTGCGTTCCGGTGCTCTCACCCTTGCGTTCGCGGCGTTCACCATCCCGGCCGCGACAACGGCGGTCACCGTCACTGCGATCGTTGACATCGACTGGCCGTCCGATCAGGACTTCACCTGGACCGGCACTATCGGCGGCATCGCAGGCACGCTCGCCCACTCGTACACTTCCGGGGCGACGACGTTCACCCGCACCACTGCGGGGACGTCTACGCCGGTCGCAGCGGGCACCGCGTTCGTGTCGTCGACCGCCTCCCACTTCGACGATGTGACGATCCTGCACTTCAACGGACAGAACGAGATGAAGGTGCAGAGCAATGTCTTCGGATCGGTGTTCGACCGCCTCAGGAAGGCGCACCTCGACGCCGTCGCGTCTCTGACACCACACGCGAAGCGTTTCCTGATCCTCGGGTCGACCACATCGAGCACACAGATCACCGGAACATGGCAGCACTCGGCGGCGCTCGCCATCGACGCCTGGCTCGCCGCAACCTACCCCGACAACTTCGTCAACCTGCGGTCCTGGCTCATCGCCAACGGACTGTCGTTGCAGTCCCTGACACCGACGACGGCCGACAACACGGCCATCGCAGGGAACACGATCCCGCCGCAGCTCCTCACTGACGGCATTCATTACACGGACGCCACGCACGCCATCGTCAAGACCAAGATCGTCGCCGAACTCACGCCCGAGGGTGGATCTCATGACCGCACTGCACACCGTCCTGCCTGGCTCGTTTACCGGCGCCGGGCTCACACTGCCGTCGCTCACCGGTCCGAACTCCGGCCTGCTCGCGCTGTGGGATCCCGATACCCTCGCCGGGGCCGATGGGTCCTCTATCACCGGCAACCTCGTGCCGAGCGCCGGATCTCTCGTCGCAGAGTTCACTCTCGCGGCGCCCAACGCGGCGTCACGCCCCGTCCTCAGAACCGGCCTGAACGGGCACAAGTACATCGACTTCTCGACCGACGCGGCACGCCAACTCCGTACGGGCCTGCTCGGGTCACCGCTGGCGGGGCCGTTCACATTGCAGTTCGTCGCCAACGTCGGATCACTCCCGGCTGCAACAACCGGCTACCTCGCCTACCTCCGCGGCGCTGTCGGACCTCTCCTTCTGCGAGCGTCGGACAACAGGTACCGGACACGAATGACGAACGCCGCCGCACCGAACGCGGTGATCGACAGTGCGGCAATCTCGGCAGGGTGGGCGGTCATCACGGCGGTCTACGACGGTACGAGTTCGCGCATCCAGGTCAACGAGCGCAGCGTTTCCGGCACGACGGACGCCGGGTCGATGGACGGGCTGTGCATCTCGGGTAACACCGGCACAACGGCAGGGTTCCTCGGTCAGGTGGCGTATGCGAAGGCGTACAACCGGGCGCTCACTCCTGCCGAAGCGACGACGTTCCGCACCGAAATGCAAGCCCGGTTCGGGATCTAGGAACGGGTGCATAACGCGAGTTGTCTGTGCACATGCACGGTTGAGGTCCATTGCGTAATTACGTGCATAAGACCGGTTGGTTCTGTACGGTGGCAGTCCTCGGATACGAGTCGACCCCGCGCAGTGTTGGTAGCACCGGACGGGGTCTAGCCACACCAGAGCAACCTGGAGATGACCTTGTACGACGGTACCCCCATGTCCAACGCCCTGCCCGCCTCCGCAGGCATCGACCGCAGGAAGTACGCCGACGTGTTCGTCAGCCGCTGGAAAGTGGAGAACACACGCATCGCATACCGGATGGACCTCGAAATATTCTTCCGCTGGTGCGAGGACAACAAACTCGACCCGTTCGAAGCTCACCGCATGCACCTCGACCTGTTCGTCGACTACCTCGCCGACGAACGTGACAACTCACCGTCGACGATTCACCACCGCATCGGGACGATCAGGCAGTTCTACGAGATCGCGATGGACGACGACTACGTTCGCAAGAATCCGTGCCGGCTCCTGAAACTCCCGACGCGGCACATCGACGAGACACGATCGAAGTCGCTGACCCCGCGGGAACATGAGCGTCTCGCGTGGGCGGCAGCCGAATACTCTCCGACTGCGTACGCGTTGGTTTTGTCGATGGGTGTCTGCGGGCTTCGGGTGTCGGAGGCCTGTTCTCTGGACGTGGAGACCGCGACGGTCGTCGACCAGGCGCATCGGGTGTTCAAGTTCCAGCAGAAGGGCGGCGCGTTCGCGTTGGTCCCGCAGCCGCCGATCGTCATCCAGGCAGTGGACCGGGTCATCGAGGGCCGGACCACCGGGCCGTTGTTCCTCCGACGGGACCGCACCCGGATGACTCGAACGTCTGCCGACAAGCTGCTGAAGAAGATCGCGTCGAAGGCCGGTATCGAGTCTCGGGTGTCGCCGCACGTTCTTCGTCACACGTTCTGCGAGACGGCGTTGGCTGCGAACGTTCCGTTGGAGACGGTGGCGCGGTCGATGCGGCACAAGGATTCGTCGACGACGTACCGCCACTACGGGCGCCGGAGCATCCCCGCGAATCAGCATTCGTCGTTCGTCGTTGCCGGGCAGTTGCAGGTGCCGACGCTGTCCTAGCCCCGGACTCGAGGTAGGGCGAGGGCGGCGCGGATGCGTGCGTCGAGCTCCGGTGTCGGTTCGATGATCCGGTGCTCGACGCGTTCGCATTCGTCGGCGAGGTCGGTGAGGTGTTCCTCCGGGTTCACCCACCGGCCCGCCGCCTCGTTCATACAGACGTGGCGTTGCCGTGCGAGCTTCCGAATTCGTTCCGCCGCGTTGTGGTACCGCTCGCGCCGTTGGTAGCTGCTCTCGCTCACGACGGTGAAGCTAACACCTCGGTCCGTCACCTCTCGGCTGTAGACGGGCCGAGCGACTATCCTTCTCCGTAAGAGCTGCTGGCCTCGGGCCGGGCGCATTTCGCCCGTCCGGGAGGTTCCAATGCCCACCACCAGCTGGCCGTCCATCCGCGCCGACCGCATGCGCGTCACCCGCGAGGATGTCTGCGGCGCACCGATCATCGGTCCGTCGACCACCATCTCCACGAAGGGCTTCGCGTCGATCGCCCTGTCCCCTCAGTACGAGGAGGGCACCGAGACGGTGATGAAGAACGCCAACGGCGAGATCGACTGGATCGACAAGCCGAAGGACGAGCTGAAGTACATCGGCGTGACCCTCGCATTCAACCGTGTGAACCCGGACATCTTCTCGTCGATCATGGGCCACCCCATCGTCCTCGACGGCGACGGGAACGCTGTCGGTGTCCGCATCGGTGAGACCGTCGAGACGTCGTTCGGTCTCGAAGGCTGGTCCGATGTGCCCGGTGTCGCGTGCGCCGGCGCGAAGCCGTACGGCTACTTCCTTCTGCCGTGGCTGACCGGTGGCCGCCTCGACGACTTCACGCTGCAGAACGAGGCCGCGTCGTTCACCATCTCCGGTGCGATCACGAACGCCAACAGCCCGTGGGGCGTCGGCCCGTACGACGTCGTCCTGCAGGCACCCGTCGCGCCTGCCACCGTCGGTGTGCCAGGGCCGCTGCTGACGCCGATCGGGCCGAAACAGCACCTGCACATGCAGCAGACGCTGGTGCCGCCGCCTGCGCACGCTGACTCGCCGATCGCGCTGACCGCGTAGTGGCCGGTCCACAGGGCTGGGACGTCGAGCCGGCATGCTCCGATTGGAATGCCGCCTCGACGTCCGAGGAGCAGCGACAGCGAGCACTCGAGATGAGCGTGCACATTCTGTGGACACTCACCGGCAAGGTCTTCGGGCTGATGCCGGCGACCGTTCGGCCTTGCTTCGGTAACCGAGAGCACTCGACCGCCTACCGCGGGTCGGGGCATTCGGGTGCCTGGTGGTGGCCTGGGCTGATCAATCAGTCCGGGGGTGTCCGGTGCGTGCGGGTGCTCGTCAAGCTGTAACTGCCTCGGCCCGTCGCAGCTGATGCTGCCCGGCCCTGTGGAGTCGGTGGAAAAGGTTCTGATCGACGGCGAGACGTTGGCGCCGTCGTCGTACCGAGTGAAGAACCGGCGTTGGCTGATCCGCGTCGATGGTGACGTGTGGCCGCAGAACCAGAACCTTCGCGCCCCCGACGACGCCGACGGTTCCTTCACCGTCGAGTATCTGCGTGGTGTCCCGGTGCCGAAGGCTGGGCTGATCGCCGCCGCGGACCTGGCGTGCGACTTCCTCCGTTCGCATTCGGGCGGAGGGAAGGATTGTCGGATCCCATCGCGAGCACAGTCTGTCTCGCGGTCCGGTGTCGACGTGCAGCTGATCGACCCGTACATGCTGTTCGATCAGGGCCTGACCGGGATCCCGTCCGTCGACATCTGGATCGCGGCGGTGAACCCGACGCGTGCGCGGTCGAGGTCGCGGGTCTACTCACCGGATATGAAGTCACCGGCGAGGCTGCGCTGATGGACGCTAGCGTGTACGTGATGGCAGCGCAGCTCCTCGACAGGCTCACCGAGGAACTTCTCGGCACCAGGGCGGGGGAGGTGTCGTGGGCGTCGGTGTTCCCGGGCATGCAGACGCAGGGCCAGTTCGGTGACTGCACGTCGATGGCCGCTGTCCGGGTGAAGTCGATTACCCCGACGGTGACGTTCCCGCAGCCTGCCCGTGAGATCGACTCGTACACACCGCATGAGTACGCGGTGGTGTTCGAGATGGTCGTCGACCGTTGCGCGTACACACCGGAGGACAATTCGGTGCCCGATGTGCCGTTCCTCGATTCGATGGTCCGTGACGCGATGGACGACGCGGCGGCGATGCGGAAGGCCGCGTTGTGTACGTGGCCGGAACGCAAGGTGATCCTCGGGCCGTGGATGCCCCGCTTCGGTGGCGGCGCGAACGGAGGCGTCATGGACGTCACGGTCTGCGCTGACGTCCACTGCGGCTGCGATGTCACACCGCCACCGCTCGACGAGCTCGTCGAACCGTTGGCGGGAGACCCGCGGTTCTACTGACCTGGGTGACAGTGCGCACCGTATCCTTGTCGCATGACTGAAATAACTGTGCGTGCCCTGCAGAACACCGTCGAGTTCGAGACGGGAGCTGTGTTCACCACCGAGCACAGCGATCGCCTCGACCGGTTGATCAAGGACGGCCGCCTCGCGGTAGTCGAGGACGATGCCGAGTCCGCTGAATACGTCACGCCGAGTGCCCTTGTCGGGTCGTACACGCAAGCCGATGTCGACACCGCCGCTGCCGCATCGTCGGAGGCTCAGAACGACCTTGCCAATGCCCGCCTCGACGCAGAGGTTCACGTCGGCGAACTCGCCGCCGAACTCGACAGTGAGAGAAGCGACACGCCGCCAGCCGCAACCGAATCCGACGCCAAGGAGCCGGCTCCGGAGCGGCCCAAGAACGCACGCGCCGCCAAGCCGAAGACCGACACCAAGTAGGTAGCCGTGAGTCACGCCGAGATCCACCACGCGAACATCGACGCAGCCATGGGCCGCGCCGGCATGCAGTGGGGAGACAGGGTCGGGCAGGAAGTCGTCAACCGGGCGCGAGCGAACTGCCCCACCGACGACGGCCGCCTGAAAGCATCGATCACCCACCTCGTCACTCTCGGCAACGACAGCGTCTCCCTCCGAGTCGGATCACCACTCGACTACGCCATGTATGTGCACCGCGGTACAGGCATCTACGGGCCGCACGGCACACCTATCGTCCCGGTCACCGCGAAGGCTCTGCGGTTCCGTAAACCGAAGATGATGGGCCCGCTCCCGCAAGGCGTCCGGAATGCACCGAAGAACCGGCGACCGTTCGTGTTCGCGAAGTCCGTCAAGGGTTCACCCCCGTCACCGTTCCTGTCCGACGCGTTGAAAGACGTGTTCGGGGCCGCAGTTGTCCGAGACACACCACACGCCAACGACTAAAAAGGAAACCCCGCATGCCCGCAGCAACGAAGAAGACCACCACCGCAGCGAAGAAGGCCGCACCGACCGTCGAGGCCGACATCAGTGCCGCCGACGCTCTCGACGCCGAAGCGACACCGGAGGAAGTGTTCGCGTCCGCCGCCGAAACTCTCGACATTCCCGAGGATCTGCAGTTCGCGACCGAGGCCCCGGAAGCCGACGAAAAGGATGTGAAGGAGCCGACTGCGTTCACGATCCGCGGTCAGGTGCTGCACGCGTACGAGCCGTCCCGTGGTGGCCTGCTGCTGCTGATGTCGTCGTTCTCGCGCAATGCAACCGAGTTCGACATGATCAACGGCATTCTCGGGTTCTTCAACCGTGTCCTGTCGTCCGGGTCGAAGGAGTGGCTGTACCGGTACATCGACTCCGACGAGTTCGACGAGAACGTCCTGATGGATGTCATTCGGGCGCTGGCGAAGCGTTGGGACGCCGAGGAACTGCTGCCGGAGAACCGGAAGAACCGCGCCGAGCGTCGGGCTGCGGAAAAGTCGAAGAGCAAGCGCTGACAGGTGCCGGCTGCTGCGTGGCGTCGACCGATCGGCGCCTGGTCTCTCGACGAGCGCCCGGTGCCGCTCACGCAGCAGCCGCCGCTCCGCGTCCTCGTCGGGTTGCTTCTCGCACCGTCGCCGGTGCCGATGCTGCTGGGGACCGCCGAGGACAGTGATGACGCGGACTGGTTGGCGCACAGAATTGTCAACGCGACGGCGGCATGCCAGACGACCTGTGTGAGCTGATCGCCGACGGTATCGCCGAAGCCTATTTCGCTCGGCCTCGTTGGCAGGCGCGGGTGATCTGGCGGCGCGGTCTGGCGAACTGGTCGGACATCGACGGTGAACTGTCTTCTCACGGTGTGGATCTGATGACGTTGCCTCCGGACCGTGCCACCAACACTGTGCAGCGTCTGCTGTCGCTGTGGGTTCGGGAGGACAAGCAGGCACGTGAAGCGTTCCAGATGGAACTGTCGACGCCACCAGCCGCTGTGGAGATACGGCGGATGAGGGTCGTCGCCGACGTCGAGCAGGCGGGCGCCAACTGGAACGCGGTCGCGGAATTGTCGGCTCAGGCCCAAGGCGGGTAGTTGGACGTTGTATCGGCGTAGAGCCGATACCCTGATCATCAGATAGACGAGTTCTGCTGCTGGCCTCGGGCCGGGCACCCCACGTTTGGGTGTTCCCGAGGAGGCCGCGGCAGTGACACAGCCTTTCGCGACCGCCCATGTCGATGCGGAACTGAACTGGGGCAACCTCGACGAGGAGCTGGCGGAGAAGGTACGCCGCGCCGCGCTGAAGGCGTCGAAGGCTGCGCAGCGTGAGCTGAACAAGATCAAGTTCACGCCGAATGTCGATGTGACGCAGTTGCGTCGTGACATTCGGATGATCGAAGGGTTGACCGCTCGGGTCGGTCTCGATGTCAGCCAGGCAGAAGTCCGTAGGTTTGTTCGCGAGATCAGCGCAAAGCTGCGTGACGACCAGCCCGTGGTTCACGTCAATCCTATCGTCGACATGGTACGTCTGCGCGGGCAGCTTCGGAACCTTCCCGACGGCAAAGTCAAGGTTGGCCTGTACGTCACTCAGGCCGAGATAAACCGGTTCGCATCGGATCTGCGGGCGAGGCTGTCGATAGCCAACATTCAGGTCCCGGTCGGCTTGAATATCCGAGACGAGGCTGCATTCGCAGCTCGTATTGCGCAATTGACGCGGGACCGGACGATGAACGTCCGTGTCAACCAGTCCGGTGGAGTGGGCGCCTCGGCGGCGGTGGTGGTGGGCGCGGCGGCCGGAACAGCCGCATGTTCACCGGACTGAAAGTCGCCGGCATCTCTGCGCTCGTGATGGCGATCGGTGGCGCTGCCGGTACAGCGTTGGGCGCTGTTGGTGCACTCGCTGGTGGGCTCGCCGCTTTGGGGCCTGCTGCTGCCGCTGGTACCGCGACAGCGGTCGTCGGCCTGCAGGGTATCGGTGACGCGTTCTCCGCGTTCTCCGACCAATCCTCGTCTGCTGGAGCCGATGCCAAGGCTCAAGCGAAAGCGATCGAGTCCGCGACCCGAGGCGTCGAGCAAGCCGAGAAGAGCGTCATCCGGGCGAAGAAGGACGCCAAGGACGCCGAAGACGATCTCACCCGCTCCCGCAAGGACGCACTGAACCAGCTCGAGGATCTGAACCTCGAGCTCCGCGGCGCCGCGCTGTCGGAGAAGGACGCGATCCTCTCCATCCGCGAAGCGCAACGAGATCTCGCGACGGGGAAGTTCGACAACCCAGATGAACGCGCCCGCGCTGTGCTGCGCGTCCAGGAGGCCGAGCAGCGGCTGCTGGAAGTGCAGGCACGGAACAAAGACCTCGCCGAGGAAACGTACGAGGCGAACGTCAAGGGCATCGAAGGTTCCGACGAGGTCGTCGACGCGAAAGACCGTCTCGCCGAGGCGAACGACAACGTCAAGGAAACCGAACGCGACCTCATCGACGCGATGAAGGAACTCGCCGAAGCGCAGTCACCTGCCGCTGGTGGTGTCGACAAGGTCGCCGAAGCGCTCGCGAAACTGTCGCCGAACGCGCGCGCATTCGTCCTCGCGATGCGTGATCTCGGGCCCGCGTGGAAAGACCTGCGTCTCGGTGTCCAGGACGCGATGTTCGCGGACCTCGACACCGTGTTCACGAACCTCGCGACGACGACGATGCCGACGCTCAAGACCGGCATGATCGACGTCGCCGACGCGATGAATCGCGGCGCGAAATCGTTCGCCGATTTCTGGTCCAGCGCGGAAGCGCAGGAAGGTCTACGGGCCGCGTTCGCTGGTACCGCGACGTTGATCGACTCTCTGCAGCCCGGTCTCGCTCAAGCATCGACGGGGTTCCTGTCGATGGCTCAGGCGGCCGAACCGGTCATGGACAAGGTCGGCAAGGGCGTCGGTGATCTGATCGGCGGTATCGGGCAGGCGTTCACCGACGCGTTCGAGTCCGGTGCGCTCACGAAGCTGATCTCGACGTTCGGTGACATCCTGTCCGGGCTCGGCGGCGGCCTGAACTCGATCCTCGACGGCCTCATCGAGATGGGCAACATCGTCGGCCCGACCATCGGCCCACTGTTCCAGGTGTTCGGTGACGCCATCAAGGATCTCGCGCCCGCGATGGGTACCCTCGGTGCCTCGTTCAGCGTCGCACTGCAGATGCTGCTGCCGGTCCTGTCGGAGTTCATTTCCGCGCTCGCTGTCGGGCTTGCGCCCGTGATGCCTGTTCTCGCGCAGTTGTTCATGTCCCTCGGTGAAGCGTTGATGCCGCTGATCCCGTCGCTGTCGGAGATCCTCGTCGTCATCGGTGGGGCACTCATCGAAGCGTTCGATGCGCTCAAGCCTGCGATCGGGCCGCTCGGTGAAGCGTTCGCGGCGCTGATCACTGCACTGGCACCGATCCTGCCGCTGGTTGCGCAGGTCATCTCTGAGTTGGTTCAGGCGTTGGCGCCGGCGCTGACCGTCATCTTCGAGGCGTTCGCCCCGGTGATTCGTCAGCTCGTCGACCTGCTGGGTCCGGTGCTCGAGCAGATCGCTCCGATCATCGCGGACGTTGCGATGCAGGTCGGTGTAGCGCTCGCCGACGCGGTCACACAGCTCGCGCCGCTGCTGCCGAGCCTCGTCGACGGGTTCTCCCGGATCGTCATGGCGATCCTGCCGTTCATTCCGCAGCTCATCGAGATCTGGGCAGAACACATGCCGAAGATGATCGAACTGTTCACCTGGCTCGTGCAGGAAGTTCTGCCGCCCGTGGTGTCGACGTTCGAGTTCTTGGCCCGCAATGTCCTCCCGATCCTCATCGAGGCGATCCGGTTCTTCGCAGAGCAGTTCGCCGAAAAGATCACCACGGTTCGGGATCAATTCGTTGGGGTCCGGGACTTCTTCCGCGGCGCCGTCGACTCGATCGGCAAGTTCTTCAGTGGCCTAGGGGAAACCGTTGGTCGAGTCTGGGATTCGATTCTGGGCAAGATCCGTGAGGTCGTCGGAAAGATCGGCAACATCGTCAAGGGTGTCGGCGACAAGATCAGGTGGGTACCGGGCGGCACGGGCGAGAAGGTAGCCAACGTCGGCCAGGGCTTGATCGACTGGGCGAACGAAGGAAGCGGCGCCGGCTATCGGCAGGGCGGCCGAGTGCGTGGCCCGGGCACCGGCACTTCGGACTCGATCAATGCGCGACTGTCCAACGGAGAGTTCGTCGAACCGGCTGCAGCGGTAACGCCGGAGACGCTGCCGTTCTCGGAGGCGATACGGGCAGGGTGGGTGCCGTCACCGGAGTTCCTCGACGCCATGGTCAATGGTGTCCCGGCGTTCGCTGGCGGCGGTCTCGTGTCGGCGCAGCAGGTGTCGGAGTTCCCGCGCATCGCGGGACTCGAAGGCGCACCGTACGTGTGGGGCGGCGTCAACTGGGGCGACTGCTCCGGAGCTATGTCGGCGATCGCTCGGTACGCGGCCGGGTTGGATCCGTTCGGTGGGCGCTTCGCCACCGGAAACCAGGCTGAAGCGCTCGCATCGATGGGCGCTCTGCCCGGTCTCGGCCCGTCCGGGTCACTGAACTTCGGTTGGTACAACGGCGGCCCGTACGGCGGACACACCGCAGGGACTCTTCCCGATGGAACGAACGTCGAGATGGGTGGCGGCCGAGGTGATGGACAGGTCGGCGGCCAAGCTGCCGGCGCGGACGACCCGTCGTTCACCGACCATGCTCACTTCCCGCCCGAGTGGTTCGTCGGCGGTGACCAACTGCCAGGGCAGCCATCCTTCGGGTACCAGTCACCGGCTGATGCGATGGCCGGTGGCGGCTACTACACGGGCGGCAGCGGCGGCGGATCCGGGATGGTCGCTGGCGGTGGGGGAGTCAACCTGTCTGGCCCATCGTCGGCGGCATACGACCCGGCGATGATCCAGTCCGGCACCACCGGATACTCGCTCCCCAACACAGGCGGTGACCTGTACGGCGGCAACTACGACCCGTACTCGATCGGCACCGGATCGTTCGCTGAACGCATCGACGCCGCGAACCGGTGGGCGGCCGACCAGAACTTCGGCACCCAGGCCGAGAAGTGGGGCTACGACGCAGCCGGATCCATCGTCGGAGATCTCCTGTCTCCGATCGGCTTGGGCGGTCTCGCGCAGGACCAGGTCTCCAACGCCTACGAGGAAATGATGAAGCAGCGCGCCGAATTCAACTCGTACGGCGGCGGAGGCGACAGCAACAAGCTCGCCGACACCATGGTCTTCCAGAACATGGATGAGCGGAAGGCAACCGACGAAATGGAACGGATGCTGAACAACCGCGTCACTCCCGCCACTGTCACGACCAGGAACGGTGGGTGACCCGGTGAGCTACCCGTATCCGTGCGACCCGACCGAGAACGAGCCACGCCCGGCCCAGCTGATCCTCCGCAACGCGCTCGGTCAGGACGTCGACACCCTCAACATCTACGGCAAGGAGTACGGCGGCGAAGGCGTCACCATGCTGGACGGCTACGACGGCTTCGAGCACGCCGACGTCACCATCCCCCGCGAGTCCGGTGCCTACATGAAAGGTTCGAAGCCGTCGGAGATTCCGCGGGAGAACGAGCGGATCATGACCGTCAATCTCGGCACTCAGGCGCCAACTGCCGCCCGGTGTGAGGACGTCGAGACTCGGCTGTGGAAGTTCCTGTCTCCGTTTTTCGAATGCGTCATGCGCGTGTACTCGCACCGCTCCGAGCCACGTGAAATCGGAGTGAGGCTCGAGCGCAGACCGAAGTCGCTGATCAAGCGGAAAGGTCCGGGCCTGAACAAGGTCGGCGCATGGGAATGTGTGCTGTTGGCATGCAAGCCCGACTGGCAGTCACAGGAACTGCGGTGGACGGTGAAGCGGTCGGAGATGACCGACATCGGCGGCGGCGTGTACGAGAAGCACGTCCCGATCATCAACTACGGTGACCAACCGTCCTATCCGTTGTTCGCGTCGAACCAGCTGGAAGCGACGACGACGGTAACGCTCCCGGACCGGAACACCGGCCGGACGGTCACACTCCCGCCGCTGACAGCGGGCCGTGAGTTTCTCGTACGGACCGACCCGATGCTCCGCACCCTGCTGGTCCGGGACAACACGCTGCAGTGGGCGAAAATGAATGCCCGCGCGTTCGACGATGACCCGATCCCACGCTCGTTCACCGAGCCGTACACCGCACCGATCCGCATCCAAGGCGGCACTGCGAACACCGAAGTCACCATGTACATCCCCCAGTACTGGCAGCGCGTGTGGGGCGGTGAAGTCGTATGACCACTCCCGTCGCATCCCTGACCTGCGATCAGGTCCGCGCCGAGATCGAGGCGATGGAACGTCAGTTCCACGAGCAGATGCGCAAACCCGCATCGGTCGACATCTTCGACGGCAACTGGACGTGGGACACCCGCCAGCACGTGGCCGGCGAGATCTCCGGCAGCGCCGAGGAAATCCTCAACGACACCGGTGCCGCCGAGATCAAAATGTTCGGCGACCACAAGCTCGCCGAGTGGATCGACGAGGAGCTCGACGACGAAGAGGACGTTCACGTCCGCATCGTCGTCTCCGGTGTGCAGTGGACCGGCATCGTCCAGGATGTCGTCGAGCAGGGAACGAGCGACGGCCAAGAGTACTTCATCCTGAAGTGCATCTCTGAGTACGAGCACATGAAACGTGTTGTGTGCTACTGCAACCCATTCTTCCCGGCCGAGTTCCAGTTCCCGAAACTGTGGGCGTACGCGGGCCCGAGCGTCACCGGAGTGAAGACGCTGCTGTTCCTGAACCTACTCCGACGGTTCGCGCCCTGTGGGCGCTCCCGGAGGATCTGTTCAACCCGCAGAATTGGCTGAACAACCTCAACCCGGCGAACTGGCCGATCGTCGTCCTCCCCGGCAACGTCCTCACCGACACGTCGATGTGGACGGTCCTGTCGACGCGGATGGGCATGTTCCATGACGTTGTGGCGCCGACGCTTTCGGATGCGCAACTACGTATCGTGTTGAAGCGCTGGTTCCCCGGCGACCCGCAGCCCGCGCCCGGCCACATGTTCCTGACACAGTCGACGCTGACCGTCGACGTCGTCGACCAGTCCGGCTACTGCGGCCCGTCAGGAACACTCCTCGACGGACTGCTGCACTTCGCGAAGTCCGTCGCCGACGACTTCATCAACGAGGTGTCGACGCAGTTCTCGTACAACGTCAATCAGCCCGAGTACGACATCACTGGGTTCCTCGGCACCATCAAGGAACCCTGGACGGCGTTCCGGAAAGCGCACAAGACCGGTGCGACAGGCATCGTCGAGTGGGAACGACATCGGCTGAAAAGTAATGCCTCCATAGCCGTTACGGGAGGTCACAGCCCTGACTGGGTGAACACTGGCCTCAAGCTCTTGGTCAATGGCGTTTTGGGTTACATCGGCGCGATGTTCGGCAACCCCGGACTGACCCTCGGCCTGTTCGACAGTGTCGTCGAAGACGTCGTCCTTGCCTTCCATCGGGTGGGAAATCCTATTCGTCAGGCGAAGATGGGACTTCGTGGCCCACCTCTCGGTGAGGTCTTCGAATCCTCGGGTGGCACAGGGTTCTCGCTGTCGGCGCTGCAGGCCATCAGGGTGGCGATGTGGCGGTCCCGTCCGATGCAGACGTTCAAGTTCACTATCCGCAACGGGATGCCCTACTGGGTCGGCCTCGACATGGACCTCGCGACCGCAGCTCGTTCGAGCACGGCCGCCGGAAGAAGCTGCACGTCGAGCGGATGCACTCACGGAAGTGCTCGTGGGACCGAGGCACCGACGCGAACTGGACGTGCTCGCTCGGCGATGACAAGCCGATCGATCAGCCCGGTGCGATCCTGGCTCGGCAGACTGAGCAGATCCGCGGGATCATTCAGTCGGTCGGGGTTTCCAGCTGACCAGAGTGTCCAGGGATACAGTTAACGGGTATCCCTGGACACTCTGATGGAGGTTCGCCAGTGCCACCGAGGCAACGCACGGTCGAGAAGGATGGTGTCCTGCGGGATCCGCAGACGAACATCGTCATCGCTCGTCGACATGCGCACCCGTACATTGATGTGTTCAATGCGATCCCGTCGGAAGCCGGCGTCAACTTCGATATGCCGCCAGAATTGAAACAGCTGTGTGCCATCCACGTTTTCGACAACCTGGGGTGCTCGCCGCCGACGGAACCGCGGTACATCTACGTACCTCCTGTCGGGGTCGCAGTGGGTGGGCAGAAGAACGTCGGCACCTGGGAGCCGCCCGTGAAGGGCCGGAAGGCTGCGAAGGAAGCTGACCCGGAACGGCCGATCGTCGTGCCGGACCCGAAAGGTTGGTCGCCGCGGAAGATGGCCGCGATGAAGGCCGCACTGAAGGGTGAGGAGATCAGGCAGGCGCTGATCGACGGCGCCGACGCGGGAGTGCGGCAACAGATGAAGGACGCCGAGGGTCTCGAGTGACTTCGCCCGACGGCAACATTCCACAGAAGGCGATGACGTACGCCGAGATCTCGTCGCTGCAGCAGTACGACCCTGACCTGGCGAACTCGGCCGCGAACCTCGACATGTGGGAGGGCGCGGAAGGTGCGCGCCAGATGCTCTTCGAGGTGTTCTATTCGAAGCTCGAGGACATCCCGATCATCGGCGGGGCTCTCTCCGATCTGGTCGAAGTCATCTCGGGTGTCGAGGACGGTAACACCGCTGACGTCGGCACGTTCATCAACCTGCTTCTTGGCCGGGACACCTCCCTCGCATCAAGGGTTGCAGCGATCGAGAACAAGATTGCGGTCGGCGCAGAGTACTTCGACAACTTCAAACGCGGCGACAACGACAGTGTCCTCGGGTCTCCTGACCCCGGAACCATCGCGAACTGGATTCAATTCGGTACCGGTCAGGCGCTCGGCATCCACGACCAGGCTGCACAGCAGAAACGCGACGCGCTTCCCTCCGACGGTGTTCGCTACGCACGGTGCCCGTTCGTGGCGACGTCTAGCGACTACACGATCTCGGCTGTCATCCACCCCGCCGGCACCCCAAACCAGCCCGCCACGAGTTTCTACGGGCGGTGCAACGCCGACGGCACCGAGGGTGTGTACGTCGATTTCTTCGGGAACCGCTGCAGAATCGGGCGGTTCACGCGATCGGGAACTTCCGTGACGCGTACGCAGTGGGCAATCAACAACTCGAAGTCGTACTCGAACTCCTCGACTCCGCAGCTCCGGATGATCGGGAACCGCTACCAAGTGGTCATCGACGACATCGTGATCTTAGATTACACCGACACCTCCGGGTTTCCCGTCGACGCTGGGCACCGGACATCGATGTTTTCGGTCCAGTGCTGGACAGCGATTCTGCAGGTGCCGCAGTGGTCAGGCAGCCTCGCGTCGTTCGCGGTTCGTTCCGTCGATCAAACTGCCATTCAGCAGGCAACTACCGCGGCCAGCAACGCCGAAGCTGCGGCGGGCGCTGTGCTCGGGATCGCCGAGAACGCCGACGCGAAAGCCACTGCCGCGCAGGAGACTGCGAACAGTGTCGAGGACATCGCTCTTGCGGCGCAGACCTCGGCCGACGTGGCGTATGCGGCGGCGGCGCGGTGGAAGGACGAATTCATCGCCAGCTCCGCTGGTGTGGTGCTCGGCAAGAACGAGCTCCCGCTCGGTGTGGTCATGGACGTGCCGTCCGGCCGCACCCGCAAGATCTCACGAATCATCTACGGGTTGATCACGAATACGGGGGCGATGACGGTGCAGCTCATTTCGACGTCGCCGACGCGTGTGTCGACGGTGATCCACACGACGAACATTCCGGCTGGTGTGGTCGAGTTCATCGACAACAGCCCGGACATAACGGTGACGGATGGTCACCGGATCTCGTGCAACGTCTTGTCCATCGCCGGGAACTCGTCGGTGCTGCAGTGCGCGATCATCGGGCCGTTCTCCTGATGGGGTTCCTACTGCGCCGCAGCCCTGCCCGCGCCCTCGCGGATGGTACGACAACTTCAACCGGCCCGACGAGACCCCGCTGCAGTTCCCGTGGTCGTCGTGGGGCGAACCGCGAACGGTGTTCCTCGCGTCTAACCGCCTTGTCCTCGGCTACGACTCGGGCGGCTGGTTTCAGCCAAACCCGGATGGCGGTGTCGCGTACGAGCACCAACCGCTGACACCGAACTGGGCCGTCGAGTTCTTCTGCAGCATCGAAATTCCGACCCGCGACAACGGCTCTGTCAACGTCTTCCTCGACCGCAACTGGACTGCAGGCGGCAGCGCATCGTCGACCGAATACCAGGTCTACTTCTCGCTGTACAAAACGACGACCGAGGACGACGAGGGGAACGAAACGGTCGAACGCCGCGCATACATCCGGTGTCGCCACAAAGGTGACTGGTTCCCGGCCCTGACTTTCGGGTTCTCGCTCACACAAGCCCAGTGGGCCGCGAACAACCAGTGGAAGATCATTGTCTTTCAGGACAAGTACATCGGAATCGTGATGAACGGCAAACTGTTCGCGCTGCGCATCCTGGAGAACGCCAACTACTACCTCGGTGGCGGTAAGCGCGCTGCGAACTTCCGGAACAATCACCAGTCCGAGGTGTACATCGAAGACTTCCGCACCTACGACCGGCCAGCACTACCCACGTCGTGGGTGTCGGAGTTCCTCGACGAATTCACGGGCGCGAATACCTCGAACGGTCCCGGCAATGGTTGGTCAGCACTCGGCGACAACCACGGCATCCTCAGCAATGCGTACTCGATGCGTCAACCGTTCCCGCCTCCGTCCGATGGTCGGCGCGGGATCTGGCGCGGCGGCCTCACGCGTGGAGACATGCGGGTGGCGGTGGTCTTCGGCGGTGGCACGGGAGACCCGAACGGCACAGCGGAGACGTGCGTCGTCGGGCGGGTCAACGAGACGGGCACGCTCGGTATCGCCGCGCATTTCTGGTCGACGAGGGTGAAGATCTCCGTCGTGTCAGGGCCGTTCAATTCCCCGACATACACCGATCTCACCGACGAGATCACCGTCTACGGCGGCAACATCGCCTTCGGCGAGACCTACGCGTTGAACATTCTCGGCGACGAGGCGTGGATCGACCGCGCTTCCGATGGCGCGCTCCTGTGCTGGACGGACGGAATCAATGCAGCGTCACCTGAGACGAACCGCGGCCACGGTCTGATCGTGCGCCGTCAGACCTTCATCAACTCGGCTCCGGTTACGGCAGTGCGGGCGTCCGTGGCGGCGTGACGTTCACGGGTTCGCCATCAGTCGGGTCTATTCTTGCTGGTATCTGCTGCTGGCCTCGGGCCGGGCATCTCGCGTGTGCTGACTTGTCCCGAGGTGACCTGTTCGATGACTGCTCGGTTTTGGCCGTTGAAGGCGGATGCGTTCACGCTGTCGTCTCGGTACGGCACTCGCTGGGGGACGTTGCACGCTGGGCAGGATTTCGCCGCGGCCGACGGGACACCGTTCTATGCGTGCGCGGCTGGGACGATCATCAAGATCGGTGCTGCGTCGGGGTACGGCCAGTGGATTGTGATCGACCATCCGGCCGAGGTGGGTGGTGGGACGACTGAGTATGGGCACATGTGGGATGCGTTCGCTGCCGGTGTGCGGCTGGGTCAGTTCGTCGAGGGTGGTCAGTTGATCGGTTACGTCGGGTCGAACGGCGGGTCCACCGGGCCGCATCTGCATCTGTCGGTGATGCCGTTCGGGTATGCGCCGAACGCGAAGATTGATCCGATGCCGTGGCTGTCAGGCGCCCGCTATCCCGGCGAGATCGTGCCACCACCGGTCGTCGATCCGGATGTGGACCCGCTGTGGTTCGAGGTTCGGGATCAGCTCACAGGAGGACCGGTCCGATGACTCTCTACGGTGTCGATGTCAGCAACCACCAAGGGAATTTCAACTTCGGCGCAGCGAAAGCCGAAGGCTTCAGCTTCGCCACCCACAAGATCACCGAGGGCAACAGCTACAAGGATCCGTACTGGCCGCGAGCGCTCGAGCAGATGCGTGAGCATTTCCCCGGCAGGTTCGGTGGGTATCACTTCTGGCGGCGCGGTGATGCGAACCGTCAGGCCGATCTGCTCCTCGCGCATATCGGTGACCCCACTGTGCCGATCCAGTTGGACTTCGAGGACACCGACGCAGCGAAGAACGTGAGCCTCGACGAAATGTTCGGGATCATCCGGGCGATTGAGGACCGCGGGATGCGGGTGTCTCGAACTACTTACCGCGCTGGTACTGGGATGCGTGGATGCACACCCCGAATCTCGTTGGGTCGCCGCCGATCTGGAACTCCGACTACGGCGCGCACCGCGAGGGCTACGCGTCGGCGATCTACCCCGGCGACAGTGACGGTGGGTGGCGCCCGTTCGGTGTGGAGCCTGTTGCGATCTATCAGTTTTCGGAGCGCGGCTATGTCGCCGGCCAGTTCCGGATCGACGTGAACGCGTTCCGCGGCACGGAAGCACAACTCGACGCCCTCTTCGGTGGGCCTGAAGCGGAGGAGTTCGACGACATGAGCGTTGCCGGTGAAGTGAAGGGTCAGCTGACGGGGTCGGAGGAGCCGGGGAAGTATCCGGGGTGGCCTGCGCAGCGGTGGGGTCTGACGAACGAGCAGCAGCCGTCATACACGCAGACCGACTACCTGCGTCTCCTGGACCGTGAGGTGAACTCGGAGTTCGACGTGAAGGATGCACCGAAGGGCGATAGGGCGACTCTTGTCGGTCAGGTGCTCTCGATGCGTGCGGAGGTGCGTGAGCTGAAGGGCATCGTCGAGCAGCTCGTCACAGCCCTGTCGGCGAAGCAGCAGTAGGTTGCCTGGTGGTCTAGGTCGGGTCTCGAGCACGACGAGCGGTCCCGACGGTTCACGGTGGCGCCTGCTGTCGCGTTGCGGACGGTGCTGTGGCGGCACAACGCCCCGGTCCTCGACCAAGGCGAGCTTGGTAGCTGCACGGGGCATGCGCTCGCTCAGTTGCTGAACACGGTGGCGTTGGCGAAGTCACGTGGCGGTGGGGGCGCGTACTTGACGTCGTCGAATGCGTTGACGTTGTACGAGATGGCGACGCAGCTCGACGACATTCCGGGGGCGTATCCGCCGATCGATTCCGGCTCGTCCGGCCTAGCGGTGTGCAAGGCCGGTGTCGCGCAGGGCTATCTGGCGTCGTACCGGCATGCGTTCGGGTTCGACCAGTTCCTGCATGCGATCCAGTCGGGGCCTGTGTTGGTGGGGACGGACTGGTTCACCGGCATGGAGGAACCGGGCGGTGACTTCTTCATTCGACCGGACGGTGAGCTCGTCGGCGGCCACGAATACCTTGCGCTCGGGGCGAACCTGACGGCGCGATACGTGACGATTCTGAATTCGTGGTCGGCGGACTGGGGGAGCGGTGGCCGTGCCCGTATCTCGTTCGACGACTTCAAGACTCTCCTCGCCCGCGAGGGAGACGTGACCGTCCCTGTCGGTGTCGGCGCGTAGCTCGGAAGCAACTCGAAACCTATCCGAAAGGCTCATCATGTCCATTCTCGATCCGGTTCGTTCCGGTATTCCGGCGTCTGCTCGTCAGCGTTTCTACGACGTTTCCACTGCGGTGGTCGGTGCGCTCGTTCTGTGGGGTGTGCTGGATTCGACGACGGCGGCGTTGTGGACGGCGTTGGCTGTCAACGTTGTGACGCTGTTGTTCGCTCTGCTGTATGCGTCGACGACTGCGCGGCAGGTGTTCTACACAGTGGTCACTGCGGCGTCGGGACTGCTCGGTGCGTACGGGATCGCGTCGGATGTTCAGCTTGCGGGTGTCGTCGCTGTGATCGCTGCATTGTTGGGTACGGCTGTCGCTGGGTCGAACGTCCCCGTACTGCAGGCGACACAGACAGGACGGGATTCGTTCGCAGTCTGACGTTAGGTAAGGCCCCGCGTCCGTCAGAACGCAGGGCCTTGGCCTCGTGAAAGGCATCTCCCAGTGTAGCCGTCAGACCGTGATGCAGAGAGTTTGTGTCGGGTTCGGCGGCTACACTCATGTGTACAGGGTGACAGTGTTACTGTTCCCTTGTAAGTATCCCTCGTGAAAGGACTTACCCACATGGCTCCATCGAATGCACTCTCCACGATCGGGCGATCCGACATCCCCGACACTTGGAGCGAACGCCAGGAACTCGCGAAGCAACTCGCCACCGCAGGCATGCTCCCGACGCAGTACGTCGGCAAGCCCGGCAACATCCTCGCCGCACAGATGGCATCCAACGCTCTCGACATTCCGTTGTGGGTGGCGTTCCAGGAGCTGAACCACATCAACGGCAAGACCGGCCTGTCCGCATTCATGATGCGGGCACTGATCATTCGCGCCGGCCACGACTTCGAACTCATCGAGGACGACGCTGTTCACGCGAAGATCAAGGTGCGTCGCAAGGAATGGTCGGCGGCCCGGTTCGTCGACTACAAGATCGAAGATGCCCGGACTGCTGGCCTGATCAAATCTGGTGGAAACTACGACAAGAACCCGGCCGCGATGATGGTCGCTCGTGCGACGACGAAGGGCGCGAAGCTGTATTTCGCTGACGTCCTCGCCGGGTTCGGTCAGTCCGCCGAGGAGCTCGAGGACGAGCGGCAGGCGCAGGCGTCGACAGAGCGGATCCAGAAGACCGACGAACCCGCCACGACATCCGAGCCCGTCAAGGAAGAAGCTGTGGCGCCGGAGAGTGGAGCGACACAGGAGCCACTCGACGCCGACGTCGTCCCGGACCCGCAGGCCGAGACATCGGAACCGGAGCCGAAAGCCGAAGAGCGGCCCGACGTGTCGCATCAGGAGGATTCCGGTAGCGAGCAGCTACCCGATCCGGAAACGCTGGAGGAGTTCATCGACCAGGTCGTCCTCGCCCGCGACCTGCAGCGTGACGACGAACTGCAGCGTCTGTGGAAGCTGGGCCGCGAATCCGAAGGCGAGTGGCTCGGCTACGAGTACGAGGGCACCCCGCTGCGGAAGTGGATCTCGACGCACGCAAGTCCGTCTCGGCGGCGAAGGCGGGTGCGTGATGCCGAAGGAAACGCCGCCACGTAAGCCGCACCGCATCACCCTGTACATCGACCGGCATGGCGAGTTTCAGTGGCGACGTCAAGCCGGGAACGCGCAGATCGTGTCCGCGTCGACCGAGGGGTACAAGACCAAGGCCGACATGCTCACGAACATGATCACCGCGAACGCCGACCATCTCGCGTGCCCGATCTCCGACAAGACCGACAGCGGCGCGTTCCTCGGCAGAGGAGCGCTGCAATGACCCGGCTCAAGGATCTCGCGCTCGTCGCAGCGTTCGCGGGCGCCGGCGTCTGCAACGTCGGGGCCATCGCATTCACTTGGGCAGGAAGCCAGTTCGAACGAGCAGCGAGAGGTCTGTTGTGATCGACGTAATCACCATCAGGGGGACGAACGAACAGCGCGGCGTCCGCACAGGGATGTGCGGCCAGGTCGCGAAGAAGCTGAACCCCGACAAGTTCCGGCTGTACGAGTGCGGCTACCCCGCCTCGATCGGCCCGGCCTCCGGGAACCGTGGTGTCTCGCTGGACACATCGGTGCGGCAGGCCGTCAACGATCTCGCATGGTTCACAGCGAAGTCACCGAATCCGGTGGGGATCATCTCGTACAGTCTCGGCGGGATCGCGGCGATGCGGTTCCTCGAGGAAATCCAGTCCGGGAAACATCGGAACGCCGATGGGTCACCGTTGGAGGTGACGTTCTCGATGAACATCGCGAACCCTGCGCGCAACGCCGGAGATTCAGCACTCGGGCTCGGCCAGGGTTCCGGTATCCACGGCGGGCACGGGAAGCTCCCGGCTGGCACGGTGAACATCGAGCTCGCGAACGGGCGGGACATGATCACCTCCTGTGATCGGTTCTCCCCGGTCCGCCGCGTCTCCGACGGCCTGTCACCGTTCTCGTGGGCAGAAGGCGCACGACTCGGCGACATCGATGCACAGCTCGCCATCCGGAATCTGCAGCGCGACGACTGGCTGTCGTTCATCAACCCGGCCCGCTACCCGCGCGCGGTCGAGCAGTTGGCCGGCTACCTCGGATCGTGGGGGACACCGCCGCGTTCGCAGCACACGCTTTATTGGTGCGAGACCATGCCGGGCACGAACCGCACGTGGACGGACTGGGCTGCCGACGAGATCAACGGGCGGTGGGGACGATGAACGCACCACGCCTGTACGTCGCGGGGTGGCATCCGTGGAATCGTCTGCGACTCGAACTCGTCGAGCCCGTGCAGCGAGGCGATCTGTACGCCACAGTCCGTCTCGTCGGCGGCACCGGACGCGAAACGAGCGTCCCCGTCTGCGATCTCCGAGTGGAGGCAGCATGAGCATAGACGGATACGGCGCTGCGTCTAAGGCGATCGGTGGGGCGCTCGAATCGCTCAACGCCGACCTCAAAGGCTGCACGCCCTCGATGCTCGTATCAGCGCTGTCGAGCCTCGGCTACATGATCATCGCCAAGCCGGACGGCACTCAACCGTCACCCGCACTCATCGAAGCCGCATACATCGCGCAGGACGATCTCTCGAAGCCGCCGTCGACGTGGCTGATCGGGGCAACCGCCGAGATCATCAACGAGTACATCGGAGCGCAGGGCCACACTCGAGTCCACGTCATCGGGCACCCGCAGTGAATCCCGCAGAGGTCATCAATGAGCACACGGTGCGGATCTCGACTGACGGCAAGGTCGAGTTCACCTGCCACGGCGACAACACCGCTGACTGCCACCAGTATCCGGACTGCGGTTGCGAAAGCTGGGAAGCCGTAGGGCATCAGCATCCGTTCACTCCGCACGATCGGTGCTGGATGCAGGACTGGTTCGACAACGACGGCATCAATCCGTCGAGTGACGTCCTGGATGAGTTCGACTACACGCCTGGGATGTGGGGGCCGATCGAAACCTCGTTCGGCGAGGACTACGTCGAGTGGTCATTCAAGGATGCTCTCGCGACGGGAGGCCAACATTGAGTCACCACATCGGCCGATCATGGTCTGGGCATCCAATCGAAGACGAGTGCCCGTGTCCCAAGGAGCGGTGCGGTCTTGTCGACTCCGATCGAGCCGACATCCTGTGCCCGCATCATTCGATGGCGGCTGGTAAGACGATCCGGCAGATGCACGCCGCGGGCCGATGCCCGGGCGTTGGGGGTGAGTCGTGAGCCTCTTGTCGATGGTGATCTGTGTGTTCGCGGTTGTCGGGTTCGCTGCGCTGTGGGTGGCGTTGCGTTCCGACGACCGTGACCGCTTCGCTGTGCTGCCACCTGATTCGACTGAGCGAGATATTCTCGCTGATCTTTTGGAGATGCCATGACGGAACTGGACACTGGGATTGACCTCGTCGCGTTGGCGACGGAGTTGGAGGATGCGGTCAACGGGATCTGGGATCTCGCTGACGCCGAGCACGAACGTTCGACGCAGACCGAGATCGGGGTGTCGGAGATCGGGCAGTGCGAACGCCGCGCCGGGTACAGGATTTCGGGGACGCCGAAGACTGATCCGGTGTCACCGTCGCGGCCTGCACTTTTGGGGACGTGGATTCACGAGAAAGTGTTGCCGTTGATCGCGGAGCTGTTCGGTGGTGACGTCGAGGTGACGGTCACTGTCGATGGGGTGCTGGGGCATTCGGATCTGATCCGGCCTGTCTCGGGTGCGGTCGAGGTGATCGTGGATCTGAAGACGTGCACGCAGGCGAAGATTTCGAAGGTGCGTGCGTATGGTCCGCCGCGGGGTCACAAGTGGCAGACGAACCTGTACGCGGAGGCTCGTCGTCAGGCTGGCGCGAATGTCGCCATGATCGGCCTCGTGTACCTCGACAGGGCGTTGGGTGACACTGAGGTGTGGTGTGCCCGCCCGGACCGGAGGTGACAGCTGAGGCCCGCCAATGGATCCGCGACGTCAAACAGCAGCAGGAACCAGACCTCCTCCCGCGCGGTGGACGCGGACCCGGACACGACTGGATCTGCAACGACTGCGCCTGGCGGACCCGGTGTTTCCCCGAAGGCGGCGCCACCCTCATCGTCGAAGGCGGTGACGCCGCAGTCCAGGACGCAGCACAACTGCACTACGACGCCGGCCAACGCGAGTCGCAGGCGAAGAAGGACAAGAAGTTCGCGTCCGCACTCCTCGACGGCGTGAAGGGCGTCCACGGTTCGTACAAGGTCGATCAACGCTCGAACGGCCGACGACTCGATCAGAAGAAAGCGAAAACTCTCCTCGCGTCCGCTGGGTTGGAAATCCCGATGGGGGAGGCCAGCTACTACCCGGTCGTCAATCTGATCGAGCCCGACGACTCGCAGACTATTGCCAACAGTGACTAGGGAACAGTGAACAGAGTAGCCTGGACAGTCCGACGAACGATGGGAGTTCAGTGACAGCGGTCGAACCACTCCCGGGCTGGGAAGATCTCGCGCACCTACCGGATCGCTACAACGATCTGATGCGGCAGAACTGGCTGATCATCAACGAGATTCTCCGTCTCTTCCACCTACATGTCGGCAACTTCAGCGACGACGTCGTCCAGCAGATGCAAGACCTGTGGGGAGAAACAGTCGACATCGAACGGAAACTCAAAGCGATCCGCGCCCCGGAACTCGACTCCATCTACAACCAACACCACTGATAACAAAGCGATGCCCCGGAGCGGACAACTCCGGGCATCCAGGTCGAACAGGAGATGACAGTGATAGTACTGAACGCCACCGACATGGCGGTGGACCAGTGAGTCTCAAGGCGATGCTGTGGGTGCTCGAGGAAGCAGAGATCCACGAACACGGCGACTTCCGGCTCATGGTTGCACTCGCCGAACGAGCCGACGAGACCGGCCGCAACGCGTGGCCCGGTGTGAAGTGGCTCGCGCAGCGGCTGAATCGTTCGCCGCGCACCGTGTTTCGGGGCCTTGAGCGTCTCGTCGACACAGGCCTTATCTTCCCCGGAGATCAAGAATTGGTCGGTCATCTCGACGCCCGTTACCGACCCGTCGTGTACGACCTCGCGATGCCAGGAAACACTCCGAGGCATGTCACAACTGACACTGCTGAAAGCGGTTCAGGGGTGACAGTTCTGACGCCCAGGGGTGACAGCTCTGACCATCCAGGGGTGACACCTGATGTCATACAAGACGTCCCTTCTTTACTACGTAAAGAAACCGTCCATGAACCGTCCGCGAGCGAGCTTGCATTGATCGAGCCACCACCCGGCTCGCCTCCGAAGAGCTTTTCGAAAAAGCAGATTGATGCACTGTTCGACGACTGGTACGAGAAATATCCCCGAAAGGTCGCGAGACCGGACGCACGCAAGGCGTACACGAAAGCTGTGAAAACTGTCGGCCCGTCGAAACTCGCCGCCGCCGCACTCGCGTTGGCCGCCGAGAAACGCGACAAGCAGTTCTACCCGTACCCCGCGACCTGGCTGAACAAGGGCCACTGGGACTCTGACGACACCCACAACGCCACACTCGACGCCAGAGCCGTCGATCTGTGGCTCCGTGATTGCTGGCAGCGCGGCGACTACCGCACCATCGAAGACCGATCCGGGCTCACCTACCCGCAGCCCGACATCCCCGCCGACCTCCCGGACCGCGACGCAGTCGCCCAGTGGCTACTCGGCTACCGCCGCAACTGGATCGAACAGAACCGCACCAAGATCACCGCCGCCGTTGCACGCCGAGAGGGGATCTCCGCGTGAACAACATCAACGCCCAACTCGACTACAGCGAAGACCTGCTCGAAGCACCCACCGACGAACGGACCCTCGGCGCCGCGCTCCTCGCATTCACCACCCGCGACCTCGTCCCCGACCTCCTCGTCCGCGTCGCCGCAGCAGACTTCGTCGATCCGCACATCGGGGAAATCTGGGAATCTGCCCGATCGATCCTCGCCCGCGGTCAGACCATCAGCAAACGAACCCTCCTCGCCGAACGTGACACACCGGCTACCCGGATCCGCATCGAGCAGCTCGCCGGCGAACCCGTCCGCGCCGCGGCCGTCGCACAGGCCGCGCAAGCCGTCGTTGAGATGGCGCAGTCCCGACGGCTGATCCAGGTGTGCAAGCGCATCGCGCAGGCGACGACGTCGTCGCAAACGTACGGCGAAGCACTCGAGTTCGCGTACCAGCAGCTGACGAACCTCGAAGGTGGACACGTCCATTCCGACGTGCAGACCCTCGACACGGTCACCGACACCTGGCTGTCGTGGCTCGACTCACCGGACGCCGAAGTTCGAACGTTCCCGACGCCGTGGCAGGAGCTCGACGACATCCTCGCCGGAGGCCTCCACGCCGGACGCACCTACGTCGTCGGCGGACGACCCGGCGACGGCAAGTCCATCGCAGGAGTGAACCTCGCCCTGTACGCGGCGCAGCGCGGACACAGGTCGGTGATCTTCTCCGTCGAGATGGGCAACGTCGAGGTCGCATCCCGCGTCTATGCCGCCGCCGCCGAGGTCGAGTATTCGCAGATCACGAAACGAAATCTGGATGTGTTCAACCGGGCTCGTCTCGATGCGTACGTGCAAGCGCACCGGAACATGCCGCTGTTTCTCGTCGACAAGTCAGACGTCACGATCGACTACATCGCCGCCCGCTGCCGTGCACTCAAACGCAACGGTGGCCTCGACGTCGTATTCGTCGACTACCTGCAGCTGCTCCGCGAGACCGATTCGAAGCAGGCCCGCGAGCGGCAGGTCGCGCACATCTCCCGCAGCCTGAAAGTTCTCGCCCGGGAGCTCGACGTCGCGGTGATCGTCGCGTGTCAGCTCAACCGCAACGCGGCAGCTGGCGACCGCAAGCCTGCGCTGTCGGAGCTGCGTGAGTCCGGGTCGATCGAACAGGACGCCGACGTCGTGATCCTGCTGCACCACCAGATCGAAGAGAACCTACCCACCGGGTACGTCGACCTCATCGTCGCGAAGAACAGGACAGGTAAATGCCACACCGTTCCGCTCCGCTGGATGGGCTACCAGGCGAGGTTCAGCGCGTGACCGCTGACTGGGTGTGCGCGGTGTGTGGACACGAGGGCGACGACGCCCACTATCCGCTGTGTGTGCAGTGCTCGGATGTGGTGCACGGACGACGCACTATGCGTGTGCGCCCTCCATGGTCTAGAGTGAATAGGGTGACAGTCTCAGACGTGACAGTGAAAGGTGAAGGTGGATGAGCCGCGCATACGGATGGAACACCGACGGCACCACCGTCGACGCCGAAGCAACTGTGCTCCGGCGCATCGCAGCCGACATCATCGACGGCAAAGGACTCCGACCCATCGTCCGCGAACTCGAAACCGACGGCATCCACACCGCCACCGGACGCACCTGGGAACCCATCACCATCAAACGCGCACTGACCAACCCACGAATCATCGGCAAAAACCGCGACAAGTTCACCAGCACACTCGTCGACGTAGACGTCGAACCGATCATCACCGAATCCGAATACGAGCGACTCCTCGCCATTCTCGAAGACCCCAGCCGGCAGCGCTTCGCCAGCAGCAACCGAACCAACAAGGGCGACCGCTCCTACCTACTGTCAGGGCTGGTCCGCTGCGGCAAATGCGGAGAGAAACTGTTCCCTGCCGTCAGCAGCCGAGACAAGCGACTGCAGTACATGTGCATGACCCAGTCCGGCTGCGGCGGCATCACCATCGTCGCGGACCTCATCGAAGCCGACGTCACTGAACGCGTCCTCGCACGCCTCGTCGACGTCCCGTTCCGCAAAACCCTCAGCAAGTCGATCACCACCGTCACCGCGCAGGACGTCGACGCCGAGCTCGAAATCCTCGCGACGCGACTACAGGATCTCGGCACCGACTACGCCCGAGGCCTCATCACCCGAGCGACCCTGCATTCGGCGACGTCGGAAATCGAGCAGCGCACCGAGGACGTCAAACGGAAGAAACAGGCCAGTGACGTCATGGTCGACATCGCGGAACTCACCGGAGACAACGTCATCGAATGGTGGGAAAAAGCGTCGACCCGACGGCGCCGCGACGTCATAGCCGCGCTGATCGACCACATCACCGTCAACCCGCAGTCCGTCGGACGGCGAGGCTACGCAGGCCTTGACACCAACCGACTCGAATACTTCTGGCGAAACGCATGATCTAACGTGTCGGCGGATACTGCCCGTACCACCCGATCGAGTTCCCGGCGAGGAACTGCTGGTGTTCCCAGTCTGCGCGCGCCGCCGTCAGTTCGTCCTGGCGGCGGCGTTCCTCGTTCGCGACCTGCCACCACTGCCACGCACGCAGGCCGCAGTAGGCAGCCGCGACCAACACGATGACCCACCAAAACTTCGCGGCCAGCCCCAGCACGAACAGCCCGCAGAAGATCGCCCAGAACGGGTGACCATCGAAACGGCTGAGCACGCCGCGTCGCGCGCTCACACCGACCTCAGTACGTCGGATAGTTCGGCGGCTGCGGCGGAAGAGCTTGGTGCACGTGCGCGGTCCACTGACTTCCGTCGAACCAACGCACGAACCCTGGATTGCCCGGATCTGGGTACCAATCCGCGGGCGTCGTCGACGGCCGCATCTCTTCCCTCACGTTGGCGTGGTTCATCGCGGCGAGCTGTTGGCGTTGCAGCTCGAGGTCGACGCCTTGCTGGACTACCTGCGCCCGCGCTGCATTGCGGGTCTGCTTGGTGTACTTGCTGGTGCGTTCCGCTTCGTTGCGGTAGTTGACGATGCCGAGCGTGCTGACGCTCATGGTCTTGCGGATGATCCCCATCTGATTCCCCTATCGACTCTCGTTGAGTCGTGGTTGTACCAGAGGTTGTTACCGACACGCCCGACAAGTCATTCGGGCGAATGAATGGTTCAGCCCGCGATGCGGGCCGTGCGAAAGGAATCGTCGACGCCCGCAAGTTCCACCACCTCTCCCACGACGGGCTGGTCCGCCGTCAGTTTCACGCACAGGTGCGTGAGCATCAGCAGGAAAAGCGGTGGCACCGTGGCGACACCGACTGCGATTGCACCGGAATCCCACGCATGAGCGGCATTGCCAACCAACGAGATTCCAGCCGAAAGACCCAGCAGCAGCCAGGCATACCAGCGACCCTCGGTCATCACGACCACCGCGAGAGTAGCCACGACGATGGTGAGGTCTACGACTAGCGGCCAGACGAAGGACTGGGACTCACCGAGCCCGGCCTGTGCGGCGAGGTCCTGCAACGCAGTGAAGGACAGCCAGAACGCTCCAAGTCCAATCAGCACGGTGCCGCTCAGTGCGGCGTAGAGAGGTGTGCGGGTCACATGAATTCCTTCGTTCAGGTTTCGGATTCGCCCGAGGTGAGCCATGATGCGGGCACATTGCAGGCCAGTGCCCACGCGTTGATCAGGATTCGTCGTGGTGTGGTTCGACCATTTTCAGCGTTGCCGACGGTGTTGCGGCTGACGCCCATAAGCGCAGCGAGTTCACCCTGCTCGAGGCCGGCGGACTCGCGTGCGATGCGGAGACGATGATGCGTGCGAATCTCGGGTACCTGACCGGCGTCGTAAGGATTTGTCATAGGAGCAACAGTATGCGCACGCATCATCGTCGTCAT